TGAGGGTTCGGGAGTCCGATCACCGTCGCGCTCCAAGTGCCGGTAGTGCCCGCGGGGGCACCAACCGAGCGCTTGTTGGTCCAATTAAGGACCGCCGAGGACTGGGTCGACATGTCAGGTACGCCAGTACACATCTCCTGACCCTCCGCAGAGGGGGGATGGAGATACTCTTTCACCCAGTCGGTTCCAGCCTTAGAATGAGGAACCAACCGATCTGGGATGGGGTGTTGCGGAACCGCCATCCTCTGGGGCCGGGGTACTTGCGCAACCTGGCCACCCTGCTTCGCCGCCTTAGCCTTGTTTGCTCTCTTCTTGGCTGCCTTAGAGGTACCCTGACCTTGCGGTTTGGGCGCCGATCCAGCAGTCGCAGTACTCATGACAAATACAGGAGATTAAGGAAACGTTGTAGGAATCACATCCTGGTGGCCAGGCGATTGTCGCCTGCAAACCAAGACAAATAAATGTCCCAGTCCGCCCTGGTTGTGGTATCCAGGGTTAGCTTGGCACTTTCCAGCGCCAGCTGCTCACCAACAGTGATCCCCCAAGCCTCCTCAAAGCTTAAGCGGGACTCCATCGTGGGCTCACGAAGAACCCTCTCCACCTTATCGGGCAGCCACGCCTCCTTCTTGGCCTTGTGGTACTGATCCACTAAACGCCAAGTCCGGTGATGGACACCCCCCGCCTCGACCATTTTCCAGGCCAAGGCTTGCATGACTGGTACTCCTAAGTTGCATGCCGCTTCACAGCGACCAACAGAGGCAACCAGCCGGGGAATGAAGGAGTCTGGGTAGGGCATAACGGTCCACTCTGATCTAAGCATGAACCGCTTAGGGTTGCGTACCATACGCCAACCCACCCCATCCCATACTGGACGGCTCTGACAGAACTCACAGTGCTCGAACTGATACGCGACCTCGACCTTGGCCTCCATGCCCCAGTTAAGAAACCAGGGCTTGGGGTCAAGCTTGTCCACCTTCCACTGATCCTTGCGATCATAAATGACCACAGAATCATCTCCGTCTATGTAGTAGCATGCCTTGATATTGGCTTCTCTACTCCACGTAGACAAGAGAGCGTAGTTGATGACACAATTGCCTAGGGCTGTATTGCAATCCCCAGACATTCGAGTTCCCGCCGTACTATACTTAGTACCATTCTTCGTGCACCCTGCATTAACCAACTGTCGGCTTAATAAAGTGGCCAACAACTTGGACTTGCACTTACGGAGATAGAGCGCGTGCTCATACGCCAAAAGCGTAGAGTTGACATGAGCGTCCCAATTGGTTTGGTCCAGTAGCAGGTAGACTGGGTCCGCGAACTCGCTGGCTTTCACCCGCAAGTCCGTGGCCCGCTCGGTGGAATTCCGTGATTTTGCAAACACAGGAGTCCCACTACAGTCCTTGGTTTTGTC